GAGACAAATCAAATAACGGAGCAAACTTTGACATTACCGCAACAGACGCACAAGACGCACAGTCGCAGATAAATCAGCTCAAACAGAAATATGCGACCGTTGCAAGCAATCCTAATACCAGATATAACGTAAAAATATCATCAAACAATAATCAATAACATGAATATTCCATCTTTCATACAAAAAGACTTGGAGGCAAACAGGACATCACTTGGCGACAATCCAGCCATTCCAATGGAAGATGATTACCCTGTTCTTAAAAAAATTGTTTTCCAAGAATTAAACAAGACAGAAAAAGATTTACATTCCATATCATGGTTGAAAAGCAATGATATAGATTATTTATCCAATCAGCTGAATACACTGATAACTGAAACGAAAAAGAAAGAAGAGCCAATAAAGAAACAGCTTGAAAATATCTGTTTCAACGCAGTGGTCAATATGTTTGCAGTACCAGACAGCATGATAAATTTCCAATGCAATCTTGTAAGCAACATAAATCCAACATTTCCAATCAGAATAAGACCAGAAGGAAATGATATTATTAATTATGACTTTCCCAATCTTGAGGATTTCGGAAATGCCAAACAGGCTGTACTTAAAAGACGTTTCATCAATTCTCTTATACTTGGATCTTCATATTCATTGGCATCAGAAAACAATGAATATGCCAAAAACATAGCCAAATATGACAAATCATTAATCAATAGATATCATGATATAATGACAATAGACAGATATCTACTATTTAGAAAAAAATCTAATATTACAGAAAAAAAACTATGTCAATCTGGTCTTGTTGAGGTGGTGGTTAATAATGCCAATGAAAAAAACAAAATATTCTCACAAGCATTATTATTTCCATATCTTTTAGTGGAATCAATAAGAGGATTCATGGAGATGTTTTCCACCAAAGGATTACCAAAAGAAACGAAAAGGGCTGAATTTATTGTCAGGGAAGCAGACTTTATGAAAGCGGAACCGTGGGATATGCGGTTGGGTGTCGGATTATGGAGCAAGATAACAGACAATGATATCAATCCATCATTAATCCCATTCTTCTTTGCTGATTTATGCAAACTGAACATCAGCGAGTTCAACAGTATTGTTCCAGAAATGATAGCAAACACACATTATGGTAAAGAACTACGGGATAATATGATAAATAACGCATCATATCAATTTCAAGACAACGAATATTATAATGACAAAAAGTTAAAAAGTACCGATAAAACAATATTAACTGATTCTGATGATTATTCGATAGATGATCTTGATAAAATGCAGATACAAGAAAAAAATTATAATAAATGACTTTAGAACAAATAGATTTATATAAAAAGGCTTTTGTGGATAAAAGCAGAATATTTTTCATTGAACATTTTTTAAAAACATACGATGCCACAACAGAAGGAGAGCATGAATTCATACTTTTTCCAAGACAAAAGGCTTTTCTGCAGAGTTTGGCTTCTTATAGAAACACCATAGCCATTAAGCCAAGACAGGCAGGTATTACCACTACGACTGCTGCATGGGCAACAGCACAAATTGCTTTTTCGAGCAAGGAACACCCAGAAACAGTATTGTGTATAGCTAACAAACTTGACTTGTCACAATTGTTTTTGGTGAGGGTAAAAACTTTTCTTGACGGAATTCCAAGATGGATATGGGGGGATAAATATTATGATCCAGATCCCACAAATCCTAAAAACAAGAAAAGCATATATGTCAAACAAAACAAATCACAGATAGAACTTTTTAACGGAAGTGTGGTATATGCACGTTCATCAGGTAAAGATGCATCACGAGGAGTTTCTGCGGCATCTATTCTTGTTTTTGATGAGGCTGCATTTATAGAGGATGGAGTAAAGGTTTATGGTTCTGCCGTGGCTACAACTTCATCTGTCAAAAACGCAAGAACTATAATGATTTCAACCCCTAATGGTAAAGACGAACTTTATTATTCCACTTACAAACAAACTCTTGCCCACGAAAATGGATTCAATGCAGTTGAATTCAAATGGTTTCAGGACCCAAGATATAACAAAAATCTAATGTGGTACAAACCTAATGAGGTATCACACAAAAAGGAATATTACAAAGAAAAGACCATAGACGCTTCTGGATCTATAGAATATAACGAAGCCCATTGGAAAAAAATGGAGGAGGATGGTTGGAAACCTATTTCCAAATGGTATACAGATATGTGCAAAAGTTTCAATAACAACGAAATAATGATTGCGCAAGAGTTGGATGTTTCTTTCTTGGGTTCTGCAAACAATGTAGTTCCTCCAGATATAATAGAGATGCAGAGAAACCTGAATGTAAGAGAACCGCTTGAAACTCTAAAGGACCCTACAATACCAGAAACATGGTTTTGGAAAGCTCCAATAGCAGGACATAGATATATAATGTCAATAGACTGTTCACGAGGAGATGCTGCCGATAGAACAGCAATAGAAATAACCGATGAAGACGGTATTGACGAGAATGGGATGCCAATAATAGAACAAGTGATGGAATATCATGGCAAAAAGCCAGGAGATGAAATTGGAGAATTGACGTTTAAATATGGAATGTTATATAATGAGGCTTATACGGTCATTGACTGTGTGGGAGGTGTCGGAGATCCATGTGCGTTAAAAATGCGTTCTTTGGGATATAAGAATTTGTATTATGATGACGGGACATTGAAAGATTATACACAGGACAATTTGGAGTATATGTCAATTCAATCAACATCGGGGAAACTTCCTGGCTTTCATTCTTCAAGTGTAAGATTTCAGATGTTGTCAAAATTTGCCACAATGCTGAAAGAAAATGCTTATAAGATACGTTCCCAGCGTGTTATAAATGAATTGGAAACATGGGTGTTCAAGGAATCGACAGGAAGAATGGACCACATGAAAGGTATGCACGATGATACCATAACCTGTTTAGCAATGGGTATGTTTGTAATGGAATATTCTATCAACAAGCAGCTTGAATTAAAAGACAGCAATATTTCAATGTTGCAAGCGTTCACGACATCAAGAGAATTGAACAACAACAATACACAAAGTGAAAGCCCGTCAATGTTTTACGAATTGCCATCAAGAGGTAATGAGGGAAACGATGATAACAATCCTTTTCTTTGGTTATTTACTAAAAAGAACAAATAAATATTATTTTTTATAAAAAGATAAATCATGTCTGAACAAGATAAAAATCAAAGTATATTTCAGAGACTCAACAATGCGATAAAAAACAATTGGGGGAAAGACACGGATACACTTGGTGGCACTAACGGACTTAAATCATATCAATTAACGGATGATGATAAGAAAATTCTGTTCAAGACCACCGATAAAGCGGAATATGACAAGGTTTTCAAAACAGCGAAACAGGACCAGTTTCTGGATTCAATGTGGAGAAACACAGGAAAGGCTCTTGATGCGGAAAATCTTAACAACCTGAATAGAATGGCCCTTATGTATAGGGATGTGGATATGATGGATGGTTTTCCTGAAATAGGGGCAGCACTTGATATTCTTGCAGAAGAGAGCGTTTTGCCAGATGATAATGGAAATATAGTTCATGTATATTCATCATCGGATAGGGTAAAAACAATTTTGGAGGATTTGTTCACTAATAGATTGCAGATTAATTCAGTTGCTGCAATGATAATAAGAGGAACTGCCAAATATGGAAATCAGTTCTATTGCATGAATATGAATTCGGAAGATGGAATTACTGGTTGGAGACAGCTTCCTGTAACACAGGTTGAAAGAATAGAGGGAAATGCTACTGTAAGTACAGGAGCGTTGAATGCATCTACTGTATATAACAATATAGGAAAAACAGATAAGGACAGCAATGAGGTTAAATTTGCATGGACATGTGGAGATAACACGGTAAAACCATATAGAAATTGGCAAATTGCACATTTTAGACTTCTGACCGACTGCTCTTTTTTGCCTTATGGATGCAGTTATCTGCATAAAGCAAGAAGACACTGGAGAATGTTGTCACTTATGGAAGATATGATGCTGATATACAGACTGGACCGATCAATGGAAAGACGAATATATAAACTTTACGTTGGAGGTATTGATCCGAAAGATGTTCCTGCTTATATTCAGCAATTTGCTAACAGGGTAAAACGTACCCAAATTGTAGATCCGATGACAGGTCAGATTGACCTTAGAAAAAACATATTATCAAATACAGATGATTATTTCATTCCGTTTAGAGATGCCAATGCTGCCGATTCTGTAGAGAATCTTACAGCAGGACAAAACATGACCGCACTTGATGATATAAAATATGTACAAAGCAAGGTATTGACTGGTCTGGAGGTTCCAAAGGAATTTCTTAATTTTGACCAAGCAGCGGGAAATGGACAGAATCTCGCAATGATGGATATCAGATTTACCAGAAAGATAAACAGAATGCAACAGGCTTTTTTGGAGGAACTGACAAAAGTCGCAACCATTCACCTATATCTATTGGGATTTCTTGATGATTTAACCAATTTTACATTGACCATGAACAACCCTTCCACACAAGCGGAACAAATGGAGGTTGAAACAATGCAGAAAAAAGTCAGCATCATAAGAGATTGTTGTGCAGACCCTGGAGTCGGTATTCCTATTTTGTCAATGGAGCAGGCACTTAAAAAAGTGTTGAAAATGTCGGATAAGGACATTGAGGAAAATTGGCTTGAAATAAGAAAAGAGAGAGCCTTATCAGAGGAATTAAAGAAAACAAATCAGATTATTACCCGTACAGGAATATTTGATAAGGTTGACCGTGAACTTGGAATTCCTAATGCCAAATATCAGGATGAGGATGGAGCACAAGGCGGAGACTCTGGTCAGGGAGGACCAGAAGAAGGAGGTATGCCAGGCGGAGGAGGAGACTTCGGAGGCGGAATGCCAGATATGGGCGGAGGCCCAGAAAT